GTGGGTCATCCACCAACAATAAGTCTGCTCCTCGACCAGCGATAGATGAGCCAATACCACAGGCGTAATACTCGCCACCTGTGTTGGTATTCCACCTTCCGGCTGATTTTGAGTCGATTGCAAGACTAACTGTAGGGAATATAGTCTTATATTCGTCTGTCGCAATCAGATTTCGTACTTTCCTACCAAAATCTACCGCCAAATCGGTGGTATGCGACACCATCATCACTTTCTTGTTAGGATTTCGCCCTAGAAACCACGCGGGATACATTATAGAAACTAGATTCGACTTACCGTGACGAGGCGGTATGTTTACACATATCCTATCCTTGTCTCCCTGCTCGATTGCCATGAGCATATCGGCTAACAGACGGTGGTGTTTACCCACAATGAAGTCTGACTGCATTCTTTTACAGAACTCTATAAGATCATCCCTAGCTGATTGGTTGGCTCGACGGTCTGCAAGCTCGTCTACGATCTTATCTATCTCAAGGATCTCTTCCTCAGTGTACTGATCCAAGTTATTGAGCATCTGCTCAACTTCTTCTTCCGTAAAGTCGAGGGCTGGCTCAGTCATCGTAGTCGTCTAGCTCCCCTAGTTCTTCTTCTATGTTGATAACTTCATTATCTATCACCACAGCCTCTTCAACTTCTACAGGATTTACTAGCTTCTCCAGCTTAGATCGCAACTTATTACGTAAATCGTCCGTGGACTGATGAGTTATCGTTACTTCTGACTTCTCAGCGAACAATCCTACGTCTGATATCTTACCCAACAGCTCCAAAGCACGTATTCGTATCCTTGGATCTTCGTTTTCAGACTCTAACAGCAGCTTATTTGTGACTAAATGGCGTATCTGGGTCGCACTTTCTGCAACTGAACTACCAAATTCCTGCAAAATCGCGTTTGTCAGCACCAAAGAGGCGGGTGTTAGCTTCGCTAAGTTCTTATCAGAGGCTTTCTTTGACGTTTTTTCGGGATTATCGGCGTATGCGGCTGCTAATCTGGCCGCGGTCTCCTTATCTTCCTCGTTAGGCTCTATATCTAGGCCGTGTTCTGCCAACTCTAGCGCGGTATTGCAGGCTGCTTCTGCATTAGTCTTAAGATCTTCGTATGGTTTATCTTTATCCAACGGTACGCCGATCTCGGGTTCCAGCATTATCGTCATATTTTCGCTGACCTGTGGTCGTTCTGCGAAATATACATAAAAAATAATTTTTTACCAATAACCGTGGGACTCCAAAGGGGGGTGTTTCCATATATTAGGGGGGTGGGGGTCGGAACTCAGAGAAAACAGATTTGTTTGAGAAAATTAGTATTACTACACGCGCATGACCAACAGTCAGTCAAGTGGGACATGGGTAGGGGGTGGGGTAAATCTGGTGGGAAAACCACCAAAAACCGGACATCTTATAGGTGAAATCTAAAACCATGTTAGGTTTATGGGGTCGGCGAGGGATTGACTGTCTCTCAACGATGTCCGCGACCGGACCATACCGGTTACGGGCGGACTTACTAAAGGTATCATTATTATGAACCAATTAGTCAAAGATGGTGACGCATCACAAAACGTTAATGGTGACGCATTAGAAAACGTCGAGGGTACCAATGAATTCGTTTCATTGGAGTGCGTGTTAGATGCCGCTACTGAATCCGGCGAATCGGGACAGGCCGATGTGAAAGCTCATAACAACCTTATGAACGCTATCATCGATCATAACCGTGACCGTGAGCCAGACGAAGATGGCAACTACCTCAACGGCTATCCGATTCATTCCTATATGTTACAAAAGAGTAACTGGGACGGTATGGATAGTGCGATGGCGGCGCACGCCAGATCTGTGACAGCACAGATGCAAGCGAGCTTTATTAAAGGTGCTCTCACGGCTATCGAGTGCGAACATACGTCGGTTATTCTATCGACGTGGTGGACGTGCAATGGCTCCGGTCCTAAGATGAAAAAGATCTTAACCACGGGACAGTATGCGGCCTATAACGATACCCGACCGGTGTGGCATGGCAAAATGTCTACACTGATCAAATCGTTATCGACTCACGAAGATGATGAACGCAAATTGGAGCTGCAACTATTGCAGGAACAAGGCGAAACATTGTCTGAAGAGGATGAACTGTTCCTTAATCCACCGCTGCCCAATCTGGCTACGGCATTGGTTAAGAGCTTTGCATCATGGGAAGCCGAGCTACAAAAGGATCCCGACGATCTGAAGTATGACATACCGAAAGGTATTGATGTGACAGATCTCGTTAAAGAACTTAGATCATTCTGTAACTATGTTGCTGAACGAGATGTCGAGGCGTCCGAGCTTTTAGTCGCGAAACGACTGAAGCAAAATGTGAATCTGGACAAAACAGTGGTTACCACTGAGGTGACAGATACACCTACATCGTAGCAATTACGATCTTAACTGTGGGGGTGCCGTGTGCACCCGTCCACATTAACTAACTAACTAGGGGAATCATTATGATTCGGTATTATCTTTCCTTCCTCGGTGGGTGGTTCACCAATTTGGTGATCATCATGGGGTTCAACTATCTAGGCGATTCTTTCACATGGGGTCTCCACCCACTACTCGGTGGGATGCTGGCAGGTGGTGGGTTGATCCTACTATTCTGGGGTGCACCTATGTACCTCATGGCATCATCCGACGAATGCCGAGAATGCAGTGGCTATAAGAAGATAGCCAAAAAATATGCTGACGAACTGAGAAGATTAAGAAGTTCATTGAAGAAAGCATAGTTCAAAAGGGAGTGCCGTGTGCATTCCCTTTGAAACCAGTGAAAGGCTTTGCGCCGCGCCACGCTTCAGTTGCGCCGAGCCTTTGAAACCAGTGAGAAGTATAGCTCCGAGCCAACCCGCCTGTATTTCTGGTGGTCACCACTGTAAATTTTCTGGTGGCTCACCACCAAAACCATAAATATCTTTTTTCTGAAACCAGTGAAAAGCTCTGCGCCGCGCCAAATTTCTGGTGGGGTAGCACCAAAAAAGCAAATGTTCCGGCTGAAAGCCCCGTCCTACCTACATTGTTCGTTTTTTTTTGTAATGTTCCTGCAATCATCTAGTGTCACCTAGTTGTATCTACTATCTATCTATCTACATAATAATAATAATAATTGTAATGTTCTAAATAGGGTAACCCCTACGCCAACATTTTGAGAAAAAATAAAAAACTGTCTGTCTGACCCTTCTTTTGCGTAAAAAACTTTTTCTAAATGTAGTGTTCGACCCACCCATTTTTTAGAACATTAGAACATTCTTTGCAAATCAATGACTTAGCTCGTTTACAAAAAGAACATTACAGTACATTACGGTACAATACAGTACAGTTCACTATCTGATACTTTTTAGTGTATGACACTACGTCCTGTAACCCCTTGACATATCCTGATAAATATGTTATAATAGTTACTCGCAAGGTCATTTCCAAATTTTGACTTTGTGTGTTTTTTCTTAACATCTTAAAGGAGATCATTATGGTTCGTAGATACAAGCCGCCACGTAAGCCTCGCAAACAGCGCAGACCGTGGAAGCAGCTTTCGGTGGATTACACACCAAATTCTCAGAGATGGATGGATGACCATTCGGAGCAGTACCCATCTCGTGAGCCTATCAAATGCGCCACTGGCAAAGTCAGTCGGATCGAGTACGAGGGTAGCTACACTGTAGCCCCTGCCTACAACAAGGGAGCCTATCAGGTTATCCCTGCAAGTGACATTGAATATATCGGGAGGTAAGAGATATGACAGCGATAGATATAAGAGGGCCGCAAGGTAATGCGTTTGCCCTAATGGGTACGGCAAAGAGTCTGGCTAAACAGCTAGGTTACGATGCAGATGAGATCGTAAACGAGATGATGCAAGGTGACTACGAGCACTTGCTAGACACATTCGAGAAGCACTTTCCAGTTGTTGAATTAATCGGTCGAGATGAGGAGGATTACGATGAGTGAAGATAACGAGTACATTTGGAACGGCAACGTGAGCAGTGGGGTCAGTCCTAGATCCCTAACCCCTGTGGATAACTTTGCTGGTGATAATCAGGATCATAAAGATCTTAACGGACAATCTCCTACCGAGGCAATTTCTACAAGCGAGTTGGCAGACTTCTCCGAATCTGGTGTAGAAGCACCAACAATTATCACCGCCATGTGCGAGGTCAAGTTCCACAAGGGCTACTGGAACAACAAGCGCAGAGATCAGAAAGCATCTGCACAGGTAAAGAAAGCCAACGGTCTATCCATCGGCGACAAGGATCTGGATACTAGGAAGACACTGTTACCTAACTGTGCACCTCTCAAAGAAGCTATATCGATAGCCAACGCAGCCCAAAACCTGTTCTACAAAAAGACCTACCCTTGGACTCGTGGCGGTGCGTTTGTGATACCAAACGTGGAGTTACCCGATCTCATACAACAGATAACCGACTCACAGCATAGGTTCTATGCGAAGCGTGATGAATTTATCGATGCCTATGACGATGCGGTAATCGATGAGCAAGTCAGACTGCAAGGCAGTATCGACACTCTGTTTAATCCAGATGACTACCCACCAAAAGAAGAGCTAAAAGATCTTTTCTATATCGAGTTCGAGGTTGACGAGATCAAGCCGGACTTCCGCACTCAGCTTGCCGATAAGAATCAGGAGGTAGTCGAAGACTTCTTCAAGGACCAACATCGTAAACGGATGCAGAGGTTCTCAAGCGCAGTGGTGCAGGATATGGCTAAACATCTTAAGCACCTTGTCGATAGCATCGACTATCGGGGCGAGAGCAGGAAGTCGAATCCAGACTTCAAGAAGTTTCAAGAAAGCACAGTCGATAACGTCACACGTATGATCGAGGTGCTCGACAGATACAACCTTGTCGGTGACCCCAAGTGGGCCGAGGCAAGGAACAAACTCTACAACGCGATCACAGGTCGTGGAGTAACAGCGGGTATGCTCAAGGACAACGAGTCTTTACGAGTAGAAACTAAACGAACAGTGGAAGAAGTCTTATCCGCGCTTCCATCACTAAGCCAATAGATAAAGGAGAATCACTATGGCATCAGCATTACAAACAAATATGTACTCTTTGGGTTTCGCAGAGATCACCGAAGCTCTAATGGCATTGGGGCACAAGCGAACGTTACTGTTGGAGGGTCACATGGGTATTGGTAAATCATCCATGTTGACAGATCTGGCAAGACGTATGCCGGATCACACGCCATGCTACTTCGATTGTACCACCAAAGATCTTGGCGACATTATGATACCTAATATCCAGATGTTGGATGGTGAGGGCAAGTTCGTTAAATATCTTACCAACGAAGAGATCGGTGCTCACTTGGATACACCGATTATCTTGATGATTGATGAGTTGGGTAAAGCCAACAGGTCGGTGCAGAACGCACTACGTCGAGCGATGTTGGAACGCAAGATCGGTAGTTACGAGCTACATCCAGAATCTATAGTGTTTGCCACCACAAATCTCGGAGCAGAGAACGTGGGCGATCTGATCGAACCACACAAGCGTAATGCTCTGGTTAAGGTACAGGTACGCAAGCCAACCGCAGAAGAATGGCTCGTAGACTTCGCAGTGCCAAACGGTCTCAATCCATCTGTGCAGGGGTTCGTTCAAGAGTTCCCACAAGTAATGGAGTCATTCGAGAACGTGAAGGTTCCGGCAGACAATCCCTACATCTTTCACCCACAAGAATATCGAGAAGCCTTTGTCACAGGCAGATCACTGCACGCGGCATCGGACATTCTCAATACTTGCGGTCATCTGAGCAGAGATGCACTGACAGGTCTGTTGATCGGTACGATTGGGGTACGAGCGTCGATGGACTTACTGACCTTTGTAGATCTGGCACACAAGCTACCATCTATTAAAGATATCAAAGCTAATCCAGAGGGCGCGGATGTACCGGACACACCATCAGGTGTATGTATGACCGTGTTTAAGATGTTAAACGCAATACCACATGACCGAGAGCTAATCACTCCTTGGTTCAAGTACATGAAGAGGTTGGCGAAAGAACCACAAGCCATGTTCATTCAAGGTGTTGCCAAACCACACTACCCTGCACACGAGTGGGTGACTAGTCACTCTCAGTTCGGTGATTGGGCTATCTCACACAGCTATCTTTTCCACAGCGATAAATAAGGAGGAACGAATGTTTGGAGAACTAACAGAAGAGCAGAAGCTCGAAAAGAATGTCGTTAAGATATTCGGTGAGGATAAGTATCGGTATCTCTCAGGCATCTTGATGTTTGGTGATCGCCAGATATCAGACAAGATACCAACCGCGTGTACCAACGGACGCGACGAGTTGTATGGGCGTGAGATGGTTAAGAAGTTAAGTGACGCAGAGTTGCGGTACGTGATCGTTCACGAGGCCAAGCATAAAGCGTATATGCACCTCATCACATGGGACAATCTCAACAAGATAGATTCGCCATTGGCTAACAAGGCAATGGACTACGTGATCAATCTTGAGCTTGAAGACGAGAACAAGGATGACAAGTTCTGCGTCATGCCCAAGGGTGAATACCAAGGTCTGCTAGACGAGCGTTTCCGTAACATGGATACCGCTCAGGTATTTAAGATCTTAAGACAGGAACAGGAAGACGAGCACGGCAGCGGAGACGGTTCGGGCCAATGCCGTGGTGAGGATGGTGATGACGAGGCCGAGGGTCAAGGCCAAGGCCAAGATCAGGGTCAAGGATCTGATTCTGATTCTGGTGGGTCTGACACTGAAAACCAAGGGCAGAATGGGTTCGATGAACACGATTGGGATGGAGCGCAAAGTCTTACCGATGAGGAAGCTACGGAACTAAAGAAGGGTGTCGATGCCGCGATTCGTCAAGGTGTGATGGCCGCTGGCAAAGGCTCTGGAACCGACAACCAAAACATTAAAGATATTTTACAACCGCAGGTCGATTGGAGGGAGGTACTGCGAGCTTTCGCAACAGTTCACTGCTCTGGTAATGACTACGCTACCTACTCCAGACCAAACCGAAGATATCTGCATACAGGCTTGGTGTTCCCTAGTGGGATCAGTGAAACACTCGAAGAGATATGCGTGATGCCTGATATGTCGGGTTCTTGTTGGGATGTGCTCGACTATTGGGCGGCAGAGATCAAGAACATCTGCGAAGTAGTCAAGCCAGACAGACTTCGAGTTCTGTATTGGGATAACGTTGTGGCACAGGATGAGGTGTACGAGATGCACGAGCTAGATAAGTTCGTAAGTTCTACCAAGCCCAAGGGTGGTGGTGGCACTGACCCAGAGATTCTCCCTAAATATATTAAGGAGAAAGGCTACAAGCCAACCGCGGGCGTCGTCCTGACAGACGGTATTATCTTCAATGGTTGGGGCGAATGGGACATACCAATACTCTGGTGTGTGCTCGACAACAGGAATGTACAGCCTGATTGCGGTCAGACGGTACATATTAAATCAACAGACTTAATAAAGGGGATCTAATGAGAGATAGAAATGGACAAACGCCACAAGAGGCCGCTCGTGCTCGTGTGTTATTCGAGCTAAACGTAATGGCAACTGATGACTACTATCGTCGCTCCGATGATACGGACTCTTTTCATAGAGAGGTAAAAAAGCATTACGCCAAGATCAATAACACCCTCGCATATAAGTGGGGGATGGATGAAAACACTATCGATATGAAGGAGATCAAATGACAATGGAAACGGTACACATAAAAGAAGTTAGCAGCGAAACGCTGTTGGATTATCTGGCTAATGCCAAGGTCACTACCTCGTGCCTTGGACACTCTAAAGGCGAGAACAACGAAGCTCTCGTGCGTAAGTACACTAGGGAGCTTGAGTCGCGTGGGGTAGAGATACCCGATGATAAATATCTATTTAAGTATGGCGAGTTCAACGGCAGGGGGAGTTACTAATGGCTAGAGATTGGAAGTTGAATATAAATAACTTTGCAGAGGTGGAGCAGTATTACCACAGCATAAAACCTGTGATCAGCAAGAACCACAGCAAAGCGGATGACATAAGACCACTTCATAATAGGTCAACCAAGCATGAGCGCATACGCAAGATCAGCGATGATATCTATCTGTTGATGGATGGGTATGCGTATGGTGATGATGAATTTCACTGGAGGACTTGGCAAAGTCCAGCCGAAGAATATCCAAAACCAAGCGAAGATGAGATGGTTATGTTAGCCGCTATCGCGTGGATACGAGAGGGCAACACAGAGATGATAAAGATACGCAACGGTACTGGTGAGCAGTCGCACAACCGTAGGTATGCTTTCTTGGATTGGGCGTTGCCTACTGACATGAGGTTCCTACCAAACCAAGGCAAACAATACGTGTGGTATCTCGGCAAGAAATACTATTCGCCTAAATCTGAAACTGTGGGGTGGACTGCCTACAATTCTCAGAACGTCATGCGTGGCGGTAGTTTCCGAAACACTTATCAGTCTTGTGAAGATGGGATGTTCTTATTGTTCGAGCGTGAGATCGGATCTCCTGTCTGGAACATAAGTAGTCGGTATGCACCTGTCCCGGCAGAAGTGGTGGTTAAACACCGAATTAAAAAAGATCTTAAACGAGAAGTGATGAAGTACGCCGAATCTTTTTGGGATTGGGCTGTAAGTATGGGTCCGATACTACCCACTGATGATTTGAATTACGGATTTGATATGCGTGGTAAGTTATTCGATCTTGGTGTTATGAATCGTAATGGGTGGGTTCCATCAAAAGTCAAAAAAGTTCTTAGCGAACCAGATCACGAGGCTAGGCTACCTCTGTTGGTGACATTCTTGTGGGAAAGTAGCGATTTGAAGACAGCTAACAGTGTCGAAGATCTTAAAAAATGTCGTGGTCAGTTCAACAGGTGGATCAACAAAACGTGTGGTCTGATAGAAACAATAGAAGAAATAAAGGAGCACTAGATGTCAACAAAAAGTACTTTAATAGAATCAGTCAAGTCTGTCCTGAAAGATCATGTGGTAGTTACTGATCTTGATGAATTGAACAAATATGGGGCTTTCCCTCTTGAGGAATTTATGAGGAAACTGAAAGAGAAGTGGCCTGCCGTGGAGTTTGCTAAAGACAAAGGGCAACGCAATCAAGGAAAGGTTTGGGTGTACTTTCCTAACGAAACATTCTGTCGGGGGATGATCGGTTGGGATAACTTCTATGATGAATACTATGGTGAAGATCCAAACCGTTTCGGAATCTTTTCTCAGTCTATTTCTAACAACCGTTATGGTGACTCTCACAAATTGCACTACGCACGTATGAGTGCTCATCTTGATATAGCACTGTCGCACGCAATGCGGCATCTCCAACCTATCGGGGTGGTGGACTTGAACAAAGAGTATGTTCATTACACCGGCGTACAGAAAGATGCAGCTAGGAGTAATCTAGCAACGGAGTTCAAAAAACATCTTCAAGATCTTGGTCTGTCACCAGATAACAGGTATGACCCTGCGGATTCAGAGAAGCTACAGACTTTTATGCGTGTGGCGAAAGAAGCGAAGATAACATTCGCAAACAGCGAGACCGATGGTACATGGTCAGATCTCATTACTAAGTGGGATAGCTACTTCAGAATGTACAGTGACAAAGACCCCATGCGGTTCGTTATGGTTCAAAACGAGATGATGCACATCGGCTGCCCGTACAAAGAGGTATGGAACAATGCAGAACCAGTTTCGGGTGAGTGGGGCTTTACAATCGTAGATCCTAAAGATGTTAACGAAACACATGAGAATCTACAGCAGAAGCGCAATGTAGCCAAACTTCAAGTCTTAACGCAAGGCAAGTTCTATCCCAACGTGGGCATTAGGATTGAGGAGGATGTCTACTGTGTCTATTAAAATCGTAACCAAGCATGGTGATCGGATAGAGAAGAAGCGATACCGCGGTGGGTGGCTATGTCATAAAGATGTTATTGTTAATATACAACCAGATGACACTTGTTATATCGTAAAGAAAGATCTGTTCAAAGATGAGTACTATGTGGAATGTCTTGGTAGAGGATGTGTTGACTCGCCACTAAAAGATATGTACGATTCGTTTGAGGCATTACCTAGATGGATGCAAGAGAAGATTGCAAAATTGGTGGTAATCAACCAGAAAACGGAGGTGCCGCATATTGGCGTTACGATGGAACAGGGGTTAAGCTGGATTATCAAGAATTGACTTAGCGGGGTGATAAAGTCGGGCAAGCGGTAGTGTCCGACTCCTTTAAACTAGTTGATACCACTAGTAAAAGAATGGGCGTGGTGAAGTGTCAGCCCGCAGTGGGTGTAACGAGCCTAATCATTACTGACCAACTGCGCCGACTACCGCACATAATTTATTCAATTTTTGGTGGTTCGCCACCAGAAACC